TGAAAGCTGAATATGATGGACGTATGCGTAGCCTGTGGACTGTGGAGCAAGGCAACTACCTAGTAGGCACAGATGCTGAGGGTATCCAGCTACGTGTGCTAGCCCACCTGATGAAGTCTGAGGAGTACATCCACGCTATCGTATCGGGTAAGAAGGAAGACGAGACTGACATCCACAACGTGAACCGTAAGGCATTAGGTATCTCTCACGTAACACGGGACATGGCTAAGACTTTCATCTACGCCTTCCTACTTGGTGCTGGTGTAGCTAAAGTAGCTAATGTCCTTAAGATTAACCAACGTGAAGCGACAGAAGCTATTGACAACTTCACTAACTCCATTCAAGGTTTAGCTGACCTTAAGAAGAAGATGATACCATACATAGCTAATCGTGGGTGGTTCAGAGGATTAGATGGTCGTAAGGTTCCCGTGCCATCTGAGCATAAGGCATTGGCGGGGATGCTACAGAATGGTGAGGCTGTCGTTATGAAACACTCAGCCATATCCTGGACTAGGGCTGCTACTAAGATGGGTATCAAGTACAAGCTAGTGACTTGGCCCCATGACGAATGGCAGACAGAAGTAGAAGGATCTATGCTAGACGCAGAACTACTAGGTACTATCCAACGTCAATCTATTGTTGACACTGGAAAGAAACTGAGTATACTCTGCCCACTAGCTGGATCAACTGACATCGGCGTAACGTGGGGCGATACCCACTAATCAAAGGGAATACAACTATGGCTTTAAAATCTGTAACGACCACTGGACCCATCGAATGGGCACGTATCTTCGAAGACAAACGTGACCTGAAGGGTTACCAAGACGCATACGTAGAGTGTGAAGGTGCTTACACACTGTCTCAGATCCTGAGTAAGGAAGAGTTCCAAAAGTTGCAACAAGCTGGCACACAGAAGAAGCCAGTACAGAAGCGACTGATGGATGGTGAGCTTGTCATCAAGTACGAGCGTAAGCATAAGGTCACGACCAAGGATGGTACTGTTGTGCTTAAGGCAGGTGGACCACCCAAGGTGCTTGATGCTGAGGGTAAGGCTTGGACTGCTGATCATGGTGATATTGGTAACGGATCAGTGGCTGAGGTTACCAATCTGATCTCTACCTTCAAGGGTATGGATGGTAAGATGTATAGCCGTACTTCCTTGGTTGAGGTTAAGATCATCAACCACATCAAGTACGAAAAAGATCAAGCAGCTTAAGTAAAAGGGACAGCGATATGATTTGCTATAAGGACATGACCTTCTGCTGGGCTGAGTGCGCCAACGATAAGTGTTTTCGTAAGTACACTAAGGAAGTTGTAGCTAATGCAGCCAAGTGGTGGGGAAGTGACGAAGCACCTATCGCTGTCCAAGATATGTCTGCTAACTGTGATGACTATATAGAGGTGAAGGATAAGTAAGATGATGAACGGTATCTTTCTATTTTGTGTAACGCTAGTAGGCTTCATTGCACTAGGTCACCCTGAGTTGGTAGGTGAGTGGCAAGCTAAGAGAGACATTGCTTATGAGGCTACTTATGAAACAGTATGGCAGGAAGATGAGACACCATGATTGATGCTACCTATTTGGACCACATGGGTACAGATCTTAGCGTAGCTAATGCAGCACGGGTATCCTTTGGTAAGAAGAGTGAGATGCTTGAAGGTGAGCATGGGTTCTGGTACGTCCAATCAAAGGACATCAAGCTTATCAAGTACCTTGCCAAGCATAAGCACTACTCACCTTTCGGTCATGCCTTCGTATCCTTCCACATTAAGGCTCCCATCTTCGTAGCACGACAGCTAGTCAAGCATAAGTTCCTACGTTGGAATGAGATCAGCAGACGTTACGTAGACGATCCTCCTGAGTTCTATGTGCCTGAGGTGTGGCGTGAGAAGTCTGAGGATAAGAAGCAAGGATCACAGGGCGAGATTGTTACATCATGTGTGCTTGATATGTGCGGTGAGTACACACACCCTAAGTTTGCTGCTGAGGAGATACACTTAATCTCTCTTCAGGTCTACAATAGTATGATTGAGGGTGGAGTAGCTCCTGAACAGGCACGTATGGTACTGCCTCAGTCTACTATGACTGAGTGGTACTGGTCTGGTTCTCTTGATGCCTTCGCTGATATGGCTAAGCTACGTCTTAAAGAAGATACGCAGTATGAAACAAGGCTTGTTGCACAACAAATTGATAAGGTAATGTCAGAGTTATTTCCTTTCAGTTGGGAGGCCTTGGTTCATGGAGTATAAACTTTGCACCAGTGATGGTTGCTGCAACGTTACTAAAACTACTCATAATTTTTGTGGTCCCTGTATAATGACTAAGCACAGGTATGGTATGACAGTACCTGAGAGGGACTCTATGTTACGGAGACAAGGGGGTAAGTGTCTTATTTGTAACACCAAGGTGTTTTTTACTGGAAACTCTGGGTCAAGAGTGGATACAGCAAATATAGATCATTGCCACAAACGTAATATTGTCAGAGGTATTCTGTGTTGGCCCTGTAACACTGCAATAGGAAAGTTTGGGGAAGATGTTGAAAGGATCAGAAAAGCTGCGGATTATGTTGAAAGATACGCGCAAAATGAGGCAACACCGTCTAAGCAACCACCTAACCTAGCTGACTATGCAGGCTGGGAATACTGGAATGAAGGGACTGTCTAATGATCATCTTAGTAGATGGGGATGTGATTGCATACAGGGCTTCCTTCGCTAAGGAAGGTGCTTCACTAGATGAGGCTAAGGAAAAGACTGATGAGTTGATGGATAACATCATCTTCAACACTACCCAACGTGAAGAAGAAGTGGAAGTATTCCTAACAGGTAAGGGGAACTTCCGCTACACCCTAAGCCCTAGCTACAAGGCTAACCGCAAGGATACTCCTAAGCCTGAACACCTCAGTGATGTACGTAACTACATGGTGGATATGTACGGTGCTGTCGTTAGTAAGGGCCAGGAAGCTGATGACCTAATTGCAATACGAGCGACAGAGTTAGCATACAACTGCATTATCGTATCCACCGACAAGGACTTCAAGCAAATCCCCTGCACCCACTACAACCCAGTAAAGAATGCAACCTTTGTATTGAAGGAGTTCGAAGCTACTCTGTTCTTCTATACTCAGATACTGACAGGGGATAGGGCAGACAACATAGAGGGTCTGTATGGTATCGGTCCTGTTAAAGCTGGTAAACTTCTTGATGGTGCAACGACAGAGGGAGAGCTATACGAACGTGTGATGACTGCGTATGAAGGTAACGAAGAACTTGTTACCATGAATGCTAGACTACTCTGGCTTCGACGCAAAGAGGATGACGTATGGCTCCCGCCCAATCAAAGGTAAGACAACGAGCATTGAAGGCAGGGTACAGGTCAGGCTTAGAGGAGACGATCTCTCTCCAACTAACAAGCCTATCTGTACCCGTTATGTATGAGACTGAGAAGATCAAGTACGAAGTGAATGAGGTAAGAAGTTACACGCCTGACTTCCTGCTTCCTAACGGTATCATCATTGAATCAAAGGGTAGGTTTGTCGCTGCTGATAGGAAGAAACATCTACTCATCCAGAAGCAACACATTTTCCTTGACATCAGGTTCGTCTTCAGCAACAGTAAGGCTAAGCTTACTAAAGGATCTAAGACTACCTATGGGGATTGGTGTAAGCAACACGGGTTCCTCTACGCTGATAGACTAATCCCTGAGGAGTGGATAAAAGAATGCTGATACATCGTGTACTCAACGGACCATTGACAGATGATGAGGATAACATCCTTTGTCTATGCCTAGTGGAAGATGATGGTGATCTCTATGAAGAGGAGATCATCTTCGAGAAGATGGAAGATGCTATGGCTTTCTGCAACCACTTCAAGTCTTCTATCGAACCTATTACGCTTGAGTATGAAGGGGCAGACCATTGACAAATCGTACCGCTATCGTGTATACTTGCGCTCATGCTGATCCAGGTGCGAGTAACATTCGCTTCGATTGGCTAGGCAGTCTCATTGAAGACATTAAGCCTGACTACGTGGTAGACTTAGGTGACGGGGCTGATATGCGTAGCCTCAATACCTACGACACACGTTACCCACAAGCTATTGTATCTCAGTCCTATCAGGCTGACATTGAAACGTATAACGATGCACAGTCACGCATCTGGGATCGCTTCAGGCTTAAGAAGAAGAAGCGTCCTTGGCGCATTGGCTTCGAAGGTAACCACGAGCATCGTCTCAAGAAGGCTATCTATGTCGATCCCCGTCTAGAGGGTGACAAGTATGGTATCTCCTTCTCCCACCTACAGACTGACTATTGGTTTGATGATTACCATGAGTACAAGAACTCAGCCCCTGCTCTAGTTGATTATGATGGTGTCCTCTATGGGCACTACGTAGCTAGCGGCAACTACGGATCTGCACTATCTACTAAGCATCACGGTTACTCCCTCACTGAGAAGCTATCCTGTAGTGCAACAGTAGGTCATAGCCACAAGTTTCACTACTACGTCAAAGCTGATGCCAGACCTAAGGCTCTCCATGCCCTTGTCGCTGGATGCTTTAAGGGTAAGGAAGAATCTTGGGCTGGACAGGCTAACGCTGAATGGACTAAGGGTGTCGCTATTCCTT